TTATATTGGCGGTTACTATGAGCGTAATTACCCAAACCCTAGCACCGGCAAACGGTGCAAGCGTATTCAGCCCAATGTTATACGAGTTCGCCTTTGTGTCCGCGTCCTGCGCTTTTGTAGAAGTGTCCGGCATTGCGGCCATAGACGTACCGTTAACCTACACCGATTTTGTGAGCGTGGGCGACAATATACGAATAACCAACGGCGCGTATATAGGCGTTTACCGGGTTACCGAAATAACATTAGGCGGCCTTTTAAGGCTTACGCTAAATACAGCTTACATAGGTTCTAGCGCGGCTACCGGCTCTTCGCGATTTGTTCCCGAGGGCGCGCAGGACTTCCAACTAATAGCCGGCTACAGCACCGGCGCGGAGGCCGGCTTAAAACCTTGGCAGGTTACGGACGAAATGAGGATAAGCGCGAACAACGCGGGTGTATACCGTTTCGACATATCGGGGTATATTCGTTCACGGTTCAGCATAACCGAACCGCTGGCTGGCCCTAACGTTCCGATAAGCATAAGGCACGCCGTAAGGCTTAAGAGCGACGCGGCAGTACCAAGCGACGCGGCGGCCATTACGGCCTATTACGGTCTGGAAGCCTTGACGGCATCACAGCAAAACGGGAACGAGGCGGTAGGCGAAAGGCCTATTTTGTTCTTCGGGAACGAGCCGGTAATTTATAGCCTTGCCTTATCGAAGGGAATTATTAACAACTTTATAAGCAACCCGGACGAAGCGCCCAGCGCCGTATCGGGAGCCGCCATAACGCTAAACCTACTAAGCTGTCAGCCTAAAACAATAACATGGACAGGCGTAGCACCTACAACGGGCTTTAGCGTTACGCCCGCTTTGCCGGCTTGGATACAAGCAACGGCAAGCGGTAACAATATTATATTAGTCATTAACCCGTGCACGGCGGGAGTAGGCGACTACTTAGCCGCGGATTACAACCCGCTAGACTACCTAACCGGCGGGCAGGTTAATAGCGTGGTAGGTTGCTTTAGCTACGCTTTTAGCTTAGGCGGCGCGCTGTTCACTCTAGGTATTTGCGTTACTCCGATAAGCGAAATTTTAGAAGTCTGTAAAGCTAACGTTTTAAACTTTGCTTGGCTTAACCAGCGCGGCGGCTTTTCGTCTTTCGCCTTAGAAGCGCGCTACCTAAACGGCAGGGAGTTTGGACAAGATAGCACCGTAGTAGATCAGACGGGAACGCTTAAGCGCGTAGAGTTTAGGGACGTTTACGACACTGTTCAACTAAGCGGCGGCGTACTGACAAAAAACCAATTGGACTTTTTAACCAGTCTGCGGTCTGCTATACAAGTCTACCTATATGATAATGAAACGGCGGCTTTTGACATTCCTATAGTTATTGATCGGTCAAGTTTTCAGACATACGGAAACCGCTTTAATCAAAGCGAAACGCGCTTTTCTTTCAGGTTTAGACGCTCTTTACAAATAGCTATTCAAACGCAATAAAATGACAGAGCTATATATAAACGGCAACCTACTAGACGTTTCGGAAGTCGACATAGCTCTAACCGCGCAGGCGCTTACCTTCGACAAGCTAGGCAGCCGTCGCGGCAGTTTCTCCAATATCTTTGACGTAGCTAAGACAAACGCCAATAAGGCTATCTTTGACAATTGCGACATAGTAACGAGCCTAACCAGCGTGCCGTACCAGCGTAACGCCTGCCAGATTTTTATTGAGGGCGTTTTGATCGTGGACGGGGGCGCGATAATTTTAGCAACTAAGGAAAATTACAGGCTATACGTAACCGCTGGCAATACCGATTTTTTCAAAGCGATAGGTTCGCTTAAGCTTACCGACGTAGATTTAAGCGAGTTCGACCACGCTTATAACGCCGTTGAGGTTATCGAGCGCCGCGAAACGCTAGAGGGTTTTGTATACCCTAACATTGATTACGGCTTTTTTGAGTACGCCGACCCGGCAAGCTCTACTTATAGCTTCCGTTTCTTTCAGCCTTCAATGTGGGCTAAGACTATATTGAAAAAAGCGATTGACGCGTTAGGCTATACGATAGCTGGCGACTTGCTAGAAACTCTAACCTACCAAAGCCTGGCGGTTCTTTGCCGCGGCGCCGTTTCGGACTTAGCAGATAGCCTAGCGCAGTACCGCTTTACAATTGATTACAACCGGCTAACCGGTAGTGAGCTAGAGAAAATTAGCTTTCCAGACCGCGTAAGCGATACAAGCAATTTATATAATGCCAACCCGTCCGCAGGTCATTTCACCTATGCGCCTAACGTGGCGGACCCGTTAGATATGAGGTTCCTAATAAGCATAAGCGGCAGGGTACTAACTAACCTGCCGCGCCGCTTCACTAATTCGAGCGTATGGATTGATTTGTTAATTTATGACGCGGCGGGCGCGTTGCTTCTCACCTTAACGCCTACTCCCGTAATATTTGAGGACCGCTTCTACGGCCTATTCCAAAGATACATAGCGCCAGCAGAAGGCACACTAAAGAGAGATATAAACTTTACCTATCCCTCTACTACTGCCGACCGTACCGCGTTCAATACCTTAGTCAATGGCTCAACAGATTTAACTGGCTTGCGTTTCGGTTTTCAGGTAAGGACTAACCGCGACACCTACGGCCTCCGCTATTTACGTTTTGAAAACCTAGAATTTATCATTAACCAAGTACCGCCCGGCGGTGGGCGTATAGCCGGCCCCAATATCCCAATAAACGTACGGGCGGCGAACGTCCTACCGGCAGCGCCTACCGTCGGCGACTTGTTTCTAACCATGCTAAACCTAGAAGGGCTAATAGTTCAAGTAGATGAAAGCACAAAGAGAGTACATACTTCTAAGCTCGACAGGATAGCGGAGAAGAAGGCAATAGCGGCGGACTGGTCAAATAAAATAGACCTTACCGAAAAGCCTGAAATTGGCTACCAGCTAGAAGGCTTTGCCCAAAAAAACTATTACGAATTTAACGGCGACGACAAAGATAACCTACTAGAACCGAACGCCGGGCGCGGCTTGCTGGTCGTAGATAATGCAAACCTAATAGCCGAACAGACAATATTCAAAAGCAAGTTTAGCCCGGTTCCCGTTTTGCCCGTTTTGCTAAACAGTAGAACGATGGGCAGGGTATTCACAGGCGAAAAATATACCTTTGATGGATTTGATTACGGGCTAAACGGCGACTTGAAAATAAGCGAGTTTAGCGCGCGGCTGGCTATCTTAGCGCCGTCCGAGGCATCCCTCCAAATAACCGCAGCGGCTAACGCCATTAACTTTGAAGTGAACGAAAGCGCGCTAAGTTTTGAGAAGGCGCTAAACGATAATTATAGCGTAGTGGAGGCGGTCGTTAAAAATACTAAAGTAGTGGAGGCGTTATTTCTTTTGAGCCTTTCCGATGTTCAAGGGCTAGATTTTACTAGGCCGGTTTACGTTGACTATTTTGGAGACTTTTTTTACATTGAACAAATAAAGCAGTTTAAAATTAACCGCCGTCAAAGTTGCTTTGTACGGCTTATAAAATTGGGAATATAACCATGGCGGAAGAAAGCATATTGCTAAAAGTCGGTATCGACGAAAACCAAATAAGTAGGAGCGAAAGCGCCATAGTGTCGGCACGCGTAGCGATTGACGGCCTTAAGGCTTCACAGAAGGAACTTGCAGACCAAGGCAAAAAAAATACCGTCGAGTATGTTAAAAACGAAACGGCGCTAAAAGATTTGAGTACTTCGGTACGCGAAAACCAAAGAGTATTAAACGCAAGCGCGAAAATACAAAGCGCGAACAACGGCTCAATATCCGAGCTTCGGGCAAACGTTAGCCGGCTTAAACAGGAGTACGTAGACTTAAGCGGGGCCGAACGCGACAACATTAAAGTGGGAGGTCTATTACAAAAGGAGCTATTAGCACAGACCGACGCGCTAAAAGAGCTAGAAGGCGACATAGGCGTAACAGGTCGGAACGTAGGTAATTACAGCGCCTCAATACTACAGGCGGCGGACAGCACGGGCATTTTTGGCAAGGCACAGCAAGCCCTAGCAACCATACAAAAAATATCAACGGCAGCAACGCAAGGCGGCACGGTAGCGACTTCGTCTTTTGGCAAAGCCCTAGTAGCTACAGGGATAGGCGCGATATTAATTCTATTCGGTTCTTTGGTTAGTTACCTAACTAGGACGCAGGAGGGCATGGACTTTGTAGCCCGTTCGACGGAGGCAGTCGGTACGTTTGTAGCCGTAATATTTGATGAATTTAGCCGCTTAGGCAAACAGATAATTGACACCATACTACCAACTTTTAAAGGGCTTGGCGAAGTGCTGGCCGGCATCTTTACGCTAGACTTTGACAGGGTAACTAAAGGCGTTAGCTCAATAGGTGAAGCGGTTAGCGGCATTGACGGCATTAACATTTTGGAAGTTGCAAAGAGTGCCGCGGCGGCGGCTAAGGAGGCCGCCAATTTAGAGGGAGAGTTGCAGGACATAGTAAGAGCCGAAAAGGATTTGAGCCTACAAAGGGCGCAAAGCCGCCAACAAATTGAAACCTTAAAGAAGGCAAGCGACGACATTACTAAAAGCACAAAGGAACGAGCCGCCGCAGCGGAGCAGGCCCTGGGCCTAGAGTTAGGCCTGGAGCAAAAAGCGATTGACTTGCAAAAGCAACGGATTGAAGTTATAAAGGCCAAGAACAACTTAAGCACAAGCACGGACGCGGACAGGAACAAAGCCATAGACGCGGAGATACAACTGGCCAATTTGCAACAGGAAAGCGCAACTAAACAAATAGAACTCAATAACAAGCTTAACGCGCTCAACAAAGAGGCGGCAGGCCGAAGCGCTACACAAGCAAAGACGCAAGCAGACACAAGAGCAAAGGCGGACGCGGCGGCAATTAAAGCGGCGGCGGACTTGCAAAAAGAACTTAACGCCAGCTACGCCGAAGCGCTTAAAGCGAGATCGGAGGAAACCGACGCGGCTATAAGGTCTTCACTAAACGGACTAAGGCAGCAGTTCGCCGATGGGCTAATTGACCTTGACACCTACCAGCTACAGCTCGAACAAGTCGAGGCGTTAGCAATCGAAACGCGCGCCGCCGCTTTGGCTGGCCAGCTAGAGGCGACCCGCGCCAACGCCGAAATAGACGCAGAAACGCGGATAAGTATTGAGCAAAATATACAAACGCAACTAAGGGCGCTAGACGAAGCTAGGCTATCTGCCGGCGTGGCGGCTCGTATAAAGGAACTCGACGCGGCTAAAGTCTTAGCGGCGGCTAAAGTGGAGCTAGCAGCCCAAACGGCGGCAAGCGAGATAATGGCGCAGCAGTCTATTCTAAACGCGGCTAAGTCCGTCTTCGGAGAACAAAGCGTAGCGGGCAAAGTGGCAGCAAGCTTTCAGGCTCTTATAGATACGTACCGAGGCGCTAACTTAGCGCTGGCAACCATACCGCCGCCCTTCGGTCAGATAATAGCTGCAACTACCGTTGTACAAGGCTTGGCGAACGTGGCAAAGATAAACAGCAAGCCAGCGCCTAAGTTTGCAGACGGCGGAGGCATAGCGATAGGCGGGCCGTCCCATGCGGGCGGCGGCGTGGACTTAGCACTGGGCGGTCAGACCGTGGCAAACGTGGAAGGCGGAGAGGGTTTATTTGTTATGAAGAAAAGTGCCTTTAGCGCCATCCGTGCTTTGTCTAGTTTCAATCAGCTACATGGCGGGCGCTCATGGTTAGGAGCCGGAACGAAACACCTAGCAGACGGCGGAGCGGTTGCGCGTTCAAGCGTACCGGCGTTAGACCGCCGCGCGCTTAGCGATAGCCGCCAAAGTTTTGAGAACGCAATAGGCGGGCTTTCGATAGTGGCTAAGATAAGCGATATTAACCGCGTGCAAAGCGAGGGTAAGCTATTAGAGGTTCAAAGTGATTTAATGTAATTACCTGCCGGGCAAAATAGTTACAACCTTATCGGAGATATCGCGACCCGTTGAAATGTAGATGAGAGCATAAACAGGGAAGAGGCAAACAAAAATAACGAGTGAAATCAGCACCAACAAAACAGCAGCCAGCCTTTTTAAGTAGATCACGGGATTGAGCTTAAGATTTTAAATATTTATGAATAAAAGATTTTAAAACGCCGGTCTGGGTTTTGCTTTCCTTCTTAACCTTAGCCGTAAATTTGGCTTTTAAGTCTTTTGGTACGTGTACTTTGATTTGGTCGAGGTCGGCTTTATTCACGTCGTTTTAAATATTTTAGGGAATTTAGATAAATTTGTTTGTTTATACTAATTAAATTGATCACAAATTTATGAGAACGCTAAACATAGAGGGAGTAATAAGCAGTAAAGCCGACGCGGGCAAGTTTGCGGCAGGTGAGAAATACTTCAGCTTTGAGGACTTAAACGCCTTCTTAGCCAGTAATGGCGACGCGCCTTTTGAGGCGATTATAAAAAGCCCCGGCGGTTCGGTGGAGGAGGGATTTTTAATTTACGATAAGCTAAAAAGCCTAGACGTTACGACCGTAGCGCTAACCGCCAATAGTATTGCGTCCGTTATCTTCCTAGCTGGCAAGGTTAGAAAGGCAACCGCGGCAAGTGAAATCATAATCCATAACGCTTGGGTGAATGGTGAAGTACTGGCAGGCGAAAAGCTAAACGTACACACCTTGAATTCTTTATCTGAAATGTTTGCGGCAACGGATACGCAGATACTAGACGTGTACACGGGCGTAGCCGGGCCGGAAGCCTCCACTAAGCTAATTGCCTTTATGGCAATGGAAAAGAACTTAGGCGCGGACAACGCGCTGGCGCTTGGCTTTGCTACTGAAATAGTAGAGAACGAATACAAAGCGCTAAGCTTTGCGGCGCGCGTGCTAACCTTTAGCCGCAATCAGACCGATATAATAGCACTACAGGACGGAGCTATACAAAACTATGCCGACCTGCTTTATATGAACGGGAACGGCGAAACGCTTTTTTTAAAGCGGTTACCTACTGACGACTTCGAGCCTTCGACATGGTGTTTGCCCGGCGGGAAAGTTATGATAGGCGAAACGCTAAAGGCCGCCGCGCTTAGAGAGTTTAGCGAAGAAACAGGCATAAAGCTAACTGACGCAATGCCGCTAGCGGAGGTAGTAAACGAGGACAAAACGTTAAGCACATATTTCTATGCTTACGGAGAGGAAACGCCGAAAGACTTGACAGAACACGCGGGAGCGGCTTACATTAGTTTAGAAGGCCTAAACGGTGTAAAGCTTATAAAAGCACAGAATGAGAGATTTACTAAATTAATTAATGAAGTTTTAACCAAAATGGAAATGAAGAACGATGAAAAACTAAACGCCTTCGAGAAGGCGCTCAACGCCTTTAAGAATGTTTTTAAGTCGCAACTTAAGAACATGGCAGCTACAACCGCGGAGGGAGTTGCTATTTTTATAACTGGCGCTGAAGACGGCGAACTGTTAGGCAAAACGGTATTCTTGGCAGAAGACGGCTTTCCGACCGAAACACCAGCGCCCGAAGGGCCGCACGTGTTAGAAGACGGTACGACGGTAACGCTAGACGCTTCTGGCGTAATACTCGAAGTAACGCCAGCCGCCGCGCCGGCAGATACCGAAGAAGTGGCAGGGCTTAAGGCCAAAATTGCCGCGATGGAAAAGGAGAAAGAAGGTGCAGCAGCCAGTACGCTAGCCCTTGAAGCTAGTGCCTTGGCACAAGCTAAAGTAATAGCGACAAGCAAAGCGGAGCTTTCAAAGCTTGTAATTGATTTTGCAAAGCTTAGGAACCAGATAACCGGCGACCCGGACGAAAAGAAAATTGTAAAGCCTATGGACAAAGAGGACTTTGCCAAACTTTCAACTTCTGAAAAGATCAGATTACGCGCAATGAATAAAGCCGAAACGCTTTAAGATTGCCTTAAATAAAACTATTCAAAAACTAAAAACCATAAAATTTAAAAAGAAATGGCAGCTATTAATTTTCCAAACGGCAACAGCTACGCAGGTAAACTCTATGCCGAATACCTAACGCCTGCAATCCTAGCGCCTACAGGCCTAGTAAACCGCGGCTTGGTTACGCCCGTCGAAACAATGAAGAGCGTTGAAACGCTAAGAGGCGTTAGCCGTGTAATTGATTTGCAGACACCCTCCGCAATGTTTAACGCGCAGTCTGGCAATATTGACCTTTCCGAAAAGCAACTAACCCTAGTGGCTTATGAGGTAATGGATCAAATTGATGCCGAGTTACTTCGTACAACGTGGGAAAGTGAGCAACAACGCCCAGGCAGCTTTGAGGATTACAAACTAACGCCCGAGCTTTACAGCTTTTTGTTAGATAAAATCTACGTGCCTAGAATGGGAATTGCTAACGAGGCTCTTTACATCCTTGGCAAAGCGGGCGTAAACACTACGCAAGTGGCGACGGCTTCTTTTTCAGGAACGTACACCGGTCTATTGCCAGAAATGGTAGCGGACGCGGCGGTTTCAAAAAGGTCGTTACCAGCAGGCGCTAAGTCTGCAATTACGGCAATCGTTACAGGCGCGGCAGGCTCGGCAACTGTAGCAGTAGCCAGCGCGGCTAACATCATAGTTGGCGACCGTGTAACGCTTATCGGCACAGACGGAAACCAAACTATTGGAGGCGTAACAATCGCAGGGCAGACAGTTACCGTTATTTCTATATCGGCGAACGTCTTGACAATCGAGGAGGCAGTAGTAGGAACCACGGCGGCTACCGAAGGACAGGCGTTTTTTATTAACCAGAACAACGTTTTGAGCGTGCTAACTTCGGTGTACATGAGCATACCGCAGAAGGTTAAGAAGCAAGTATCAAACACCGGAAACGGCAGAACTAAGATACATATCAGCGATAGGATTGCAGACGCTTACCGAGTTGCTAACGGCTTAATATCCGGGCAAGGCGGTTCTTTCACGCGCGAAGGCTACTTTGATCAAAACGATTTAATCCCTTACCTAGACATTGATCTAGTGGCCATGCCTTATTGGGCGGACAACCAGCTAGCAGTTTGGAATCCGGGTAATGTATTCTTAGGCTTTGACCTTTTGAGTGACGAAGTTTTTGCAAGGGTTCTTTACCTTGGCGACGTAACAGGCGACGACGTTTACCGGGTTAAAAACCGAATGAAGTCTGACATTACTTATAAGTATGCCGCGGAGGTATTTTTATACAGACCGCAATAAGGTCTATTTTTAGAAGGGCGCTTTTGAGCTGGCGCCCTTTTTTAATTCACTTCTAAATGAAAAATAACTATGGCATGTAATGTATTGACCCGCGGAATTGCACCAAATTGCGCCGCGACCCGCAAGCCCGGCGGACTAGATAAAAGGCTATTTATCGGCCTACTTTCAGACCTTACGGCAGTAACGTTTGGAACGGGCAACCAGATAACGGCTTTCACTTTTGCGGCAACAAAAGGTTTTATAACCTTTACCGGGAAGCGCGAAAAGCATAATTCAGTTATGGCCTTAGAGATCGGCGAGAACTTCACGCTTAGAAATCACGGCATTAACCTAGTAGCCTACTACAGTCTAGCGGAGGAGCTAACCGCCCTCGATAGCCTAATTGATGTAGAAGGCGCCTTTGTAGTAGCCGAAACGAATAGTGGCGAGCTAGAAGTTTGGGGGATGAACATAGGCCCGAACTTTGATAACTTTGGCCTTAAAGCCTCCGCGCTAGACGGCGGAAGCGGAACAACTATTGTAGATAGTAATATCTATACGTTAAGCCTTAATGGCAATCACGAGAATTTGCAATGCTATTTTGCAAGCGTGCCGGGTACGTCTACCCTAGCGGAGGATATAGCAATCTTGGAAGGGCTAGCAATTTGGCCAGATTAACAGGCGCAAATAGATTTTAAAATAAAAAGCCTTTCCTTACAAACATGGAAAGGCTTTTTTCATATATTACTAAAAATTAACGAAACCATGGCTTTAAGATTTAAAAAGGAGTATCAAAACCAGACCTTAGCGCTAAGCAGCGGCGCGCTAATTACGGCGGACAACGTAAGTAGTGAGTTTGCACAAAAGCAAATATCTGACACACCAGCTTATGCCTACATGTTTGAGGAGGTCGAAGAGGCTACAGACGCGGAGAGCAAAGCGCCTGCCGCCAAAACGCCGGCTAAGAAAGTACAGGCTAAAAAATAAGCTAAGGCATGGCACAAAGTAAAATAGTAAGGGCGGCGCAACGCGCTATTAATATGCAGAAGGAGCCGCGGGCGAAATCTGTAGGTTCTAACATTGTGCAAAGTTTGACAACCATAAAGGACAGGATAGTACGCGCAACGCGCAACGCGGTCGCCGTTATTATTAAGAACCAAGCAAGCGACTATTTTTATTTTGGTGAACTTGACAACCTACCAAATAGCATAATTGCCACGGTAGATAATAGCGGAACGGCTATTGCATGTATTGGCCGCTTAGAGCAGTTCACAAAGGCGGACGGCTTTATTCAAGCCGGCCTTGACGGAAGGCTGGTAAACAAAAAGCAAAGTTTAGCCGCGTTAGTTGACGACATAGTAACGAACGTTAGCTACCTAGACGGCTTAGCGCTTAGGCTTATTTTCAACAACGCTGGGCAGGTCTGTAAGCTTTATTGTCTTCCTATTTCTACACTACGCCGAAAGGCGGACGGTTTTGAATACAATCCGCTTATGGGAGAAGTTGGCAAATTAGAACAAGATACGCGCTTTTATCCCGAGTTTGACCCGGAGCGTACGCCGGAGGCGCGGCTAGAGCTTATCACTAAGCAGATCAAAAAGAACAAAGAGCAACTAGGCGAAGTACTTTATATTTTCCGAAAAGGACTAGGCCGCTACTATGATATTTACCCAGTGCCGCGCTACTATGCAAGCATTGAGGACATAGTAAGCGACGGCAAAATTAGCCGCTTAGACCTTCGTAATATTGCACAGGGCTTCCGCACACCAGTAGTAATTTCCACGGGTCCAATTGACGACCAGAACGCGGACGAAGACGGCAAAACACCACAAGACTATTTTGATGAATCGCTAGAGAACTTTACGGGTGAAGACGCTAGCCCTATCCTACACCTTAAAGGCAGTACGGAGGAGTTCAAACCTACAGTAACGGTTATAAACTTAGCCGAAATATTAGACCAGACCGACCGAGCAAGCGAGCGAATAGCCAAGCGCGTAGCGCGTATAATGGAAGTCCCCGCCATACTTGTAGGCCTTGGAGAAGGCGGCAAGCTTGGCGACGTTCAGGAGGTAAAAAACCAAATGGCGCTATTTGCTTTGAGCGTATACAAAAAACAAGACCTTATTAAGCAAGCCTTCGACAGCTTGGCGCCTTACTTTGCCGCGGACTTATTCCCGGCCGGTACTGATTTTACGCTAAGCACCTTAAAGCCTTTTGAGTTTATACCGGATAGCGTTCTGGCAAAGCTAACAACTGAAGAGCTAAAAGAAATTTTCGAAATAAACCTAGAAGGTGCAGACCTTGCCGGCGTGCCAGCTCTACCAGCGGCGGCGCCAATTGCCGAGCCACAGGCGCAGGAACGAAACGACGCGCTGGCCAACTTGACAGGTAGGCAACTTCAAAACATTCAGCGCATAGTTCGTAAATTTAATAAGGATGAATTGACATACGAGCAAGCCGCTTTAATGCTTAAGCAAGGTTTCAATTTGAGCGACGACGACGCGGCTATATGGCTGGTAACGAAGGACGAAGAGGAACAAAATATATAATGAAATGGCGGACAACCTATTAGTAACCAAGGCGGATTTTACAGCGGCTAACCTCGTTAAGTTTTCGCAAAACATAAACGAAGACCAGCTAGCGCCCTACATTCAGGCGGCGCAAGAGTACGAGCTAGAACCGCGTTTAGGTGAATTGCTATATACTGATTTGCTAGGAGCCGTAGCGGCGGATCCTTCACGCCCGGAGCTAGTCGCCTTCCTAAACACAAAGGTAAAAAGGTATTTAGTTCTTATAGCTTACAAGCGCTTTATAAGCGCGCACGGCTTAAACGTTACGCAATTCGGACTAACGAAAACGGGCGACCCGCAGGGCACGTTTAGTCAAGCAGAGGCGCAGGAACGCGCCGTAATTATTAGGCAGATCGCTAGTGATAGCGACGTGGCTTTAATCAAAATGTTGGCAAAGCCGCTTTTGTTTGACGGCGTTAATTACACTAAGACACCTGCGGGCGGTGTGCCTAGCCCTTCTATACGAGCGCCAAAACGAACTTTAAATTTTAGGCCCTCCTTACTTTCGAGCGGTTCACTATATAGCGATTTGACAAATGGCACTGACTAAAGCCCAACTAGAAGCACTTAAGAATAGCCTACTGGCAAGCGGTCAGCCGATTACGGCGGCAACCCATAGAGGCTTTATTCAAAATGTAATAGATGAAATGTACGACGCGCAAAGTCGCGGTAACCTTTTAGCAGGTGTACAAGCAAACGGGACGACCGTAGCGGACGACACTATTTTATTGATCAGGGGCGGGCAGGCTTATTTAGTCCCGGCTACGCTTTTCGGTACTTCAGCCGGAACCCTGGGCGGGCTTACCGACGTGGTAATAGTTGACCCGGAGGACGACGATATAATAACCTACGACGCGGCTACTAGTCAATGGGTGAACATAAGCTTAGCCGGCGTATACGTTACACAAGTTGAGCTAACCGCCGCGCTAGACAACTTACTACTGCCGTCTGGCGCTAGGTTAGTGAGTGCTAACTTGGCTCTAACAAGCGACACGGCGGGGAACATAACAGCTCAATGGGTAGACTTCAACGGTCAGACGGAGAGTGTAACGGCGGAGGCCTTAGCGTTTAACGCGGGCGGCCTACCGGCGGCTGGCAATTTTCGCTTTGATATTGTGCAGGGCAACAACGCCGGAACGGTAAGCGTAAAGGAGGGAACGGAGGCCGTAGCGGCTAGCGTGGTCATTCCTACGCCAGACGCGTCTAACGTACTTCTAGCCGTAGTCCTTTGGACGGAGGACGGCGACGGCGAAGTAACCCAGCCGGGCGGCGACCCGTTACAAAATGACTTTAGTATTATAAGACTAGCAACGGCATTAGCGCCAAATACGACTGGGAAATTTGCGAAAGTTTGGGAGGGAGCGCTAAGCGCAGACGCTAATTATAGTCTTTCAATAAATTACGCGGAGCCTAAAAATGCTACTAGCTTTGTAGGATCGGGGATGCAATTATTAAATCTTAGCTTTTCGGTTAACGCGTCCCGTGTCATTATAGCAGACACGGTAAAAATAACAACCGGCCTAGGGTCAACGGCTGGCGAATTTGTACTCTACCAAATAGCCGGACAACGCGCCGCGTTATACCATAAATCAAACCAATATTGGGGCCGTATACAATACCGCGTACTGTTTCAAAATAATCAAATACTATTATCCGATCTGACTAACCTAGCGCCATACGCCGCAGCGCCTACCGTTTTGGCCACTTACCCTTCGATAGTGGAGGGCTCGGGCGTGGTAGTTAGTTCGGTAAGCGGCACAGGCGTTGACAATACTGACCCGTCGGAACCTATTATAGATTTGTACGTCGACTTTGTAGCCTCCACGGGCTCAATACTTTTCGACGTACCAAGAAAATA